CACCACCACCTTTGTAAGTATAAGGTTTTCCTGTTTTTGGATCATTATCAACCAATCCCATTTTACGAAGTCCAGCCTCAGTTAAATTATATGCTGCTTCTCCTGCAAAATAGGAAGCCCCAAATCCAGCAACTGCAAGAGCAATAGCAGCAGGTATTCCAACTCCAGTTATTCCTAAAGCAGCTGCGCCAGCAATTACTCCTGCATAAGCAGCCATACCAGCAGCAACACCAGAAACTGCACTTATGAGAGTTCTTATCCCATCCTTACCTCTTCCCTGTGATACTAACATTCCAGAATTAATTAAATCAGGAATAAGAAAAACAAGACCTAATAATCCTCCTTTTGCTTTTATTCCTTTTGGTAATCTGAGTTTACTTCCACCACTAGTGCTGCCTGTAATTTTAGGTCCACCACCCATTGGTCTCGGTGTACCGCCACCGGTAGTGACAGTTGGTCTTTGTCTTAATGGATTTCTTATATCGGGTCTTCCTTGTGGTTTACCTCCACTGGTTGTTCTAGTGGGTTTTTTAGTAGGTTGTTCACGAGGACCAGAACCACCAGACATGGCCTCCATAGCCATGGAACCAGCAAGAACAGTTGTTAAGAATAGTGCAGTATCAATTGCACCTATAAACTTATCAAATCCTTTTGCAAAGTTTTCTCCTCCAAGGTTTTTAATAAATCCACGAGTTTTATCATATGCTTTGTATCCAATATCAATAAAAGTCACTAACCCATTTAAGAGTTTTCCTCCAACATCAATAATAAAATCTGCAGCATTGCCCAAAAATTTAACGATGGGCATTATTTTTGGAAGATGTTTAATCAATCTAACTGCAAAGTATCCCAGAAGAACATTGCCAATAAAATTTTTAATAAAATCTAAAATACCCATTCTTGGAGCAGATGGCATCTTTACTTTACCACTTTCTGCATTTGGTTTTGTTTCTAATTTTGTTTCTATATCTTCTTTTCTTTTTTTACTTGTTGCTTTCTTTTTATCATCAAGTTGTTTCTTGTCGAGTGCAAGTGAACCCTTAAGAATATTTTCTATTTTAATAACATTTATTTTAATACTCTCTATACCTTTAATTGATTTTTTTGTTAAAACAATATTAACAGGTCCACCACCAACCATCTTTTCTTGCTGTGCTTTTTGCATTGCAAGTCTTGCTGATGATTTATTTAAAAGTTTATCTGCGTTGATTGCCATTTATTTTATCTCGTCACACCAAGAGTTTTTTGTTTTGCATTACCACCCGGTGCTGTTGCACTGAAACTTGGAACCGATGTAGATGTACCACCACCATATCCTCCTCCACCTTGAGAAGGTGTTGCTGGAACATACATGATTCTTGGTTTTGGTGGTGTTAATGGTTTTATTGTTGGTCTTGATACTGATTTTGAACTGCCGATTGGAGAGGTTGGTCTAGCACTTTTTGGTGCATACCCACCTTTCTCATAAGGCATAGGACTAGCCTGTGCAGGTTGACCAAAAAGACTTTTAACACCAGATGCTACAGAGGACCCAATTTGTTGAAATACATTTTGTGATTGTGTTTTTGGTTTACTGGAACCAACTTTAGTATTGGAATTGTTAATAGATGCCATTATGTTTTTAGCATTTGCAAGTCTTCTATCAAGATGAGGTATTCCAGGAGCCTCATATGCTTTCATAAAATTCGTAGTTGCATCAATAAGATTTGTTGAATTTAACCAAGTGCTTTTTGTATTTCTACCATAAGGAAGTTGAGGACTTCCTTCGGAATCTGGATTACCAGTATCCATTTCGTGTTTTACATAATCCAATTGTAGCGGCAAACTATTGATAATACTTGGTCCATATTTTTTCATAGCAGTGTCCCACCTTCCCGGTGTTTCCCATTGTGCTATGCCTCTACCAGGACCTCCACCAATTTGATATGTGTTTGGTTTGAGTCCAGGTGCTTCTGTCTCAAAGTTTGCCAGAGCACCTGCAATATGATAAGGTTTAGCTGTTGGAAATTGCAACTTCATAGTATTATATGCAAGTTTTGTGTTTGCAGTCAATGGTTTTCCTATCGCACCACCACCAGCAGCATAAGTAGTTCCACTTATCATCTTGGGTTTATTTGTTCCTCCTCCAGCAGCATTCATTGTTTCAAGAGTATCTACACCATACTTCTGCACTGCTCCTGTAGACATTACAAATTCACCATCACTTAACATCGCAGGTATTTTATCAACTCCTTTCTCACCACTTACAAATCCACCAAACGTATTCCCCATTCCACCAAGCATACCCTTAAAGTTAAATCCACCCCCCTTAAATGCTGGAAATTTTGGTATTACAAATCCACCACCAGAATATTTTTGTACTGCTGGTTCTGCTTCATCACTACCTTTTAATCCCTCAGAGAGTGCTAATGTTCCACCAACAACAGCAGTGGTTGCTACTGCACCTGCTATAAGTTTTCCTGGACCTCCTAAAAATTTCCCTATACCACGCAGTTTTTGTGCTTTACTTAAAAGTACAATTTTGGCAAGTAATCCAACAGCACCTTTTGCAACTATTTTAGTTAATGATAAAGCAAATCTACCAAGAGAAGTTCCAAAAAGTAAATAAAGTGATAAAAGTTTGGGCCAAGTATCTCCCAAAAATCTACCAATTGCCTTTACCTTATCAGCATTTTTTTTATCACCAAACCATCCTAATAGTTTATAGACAACTCTTCCAAGAAAAACTGTTACGAAGAAATCAATTATTCTATCAAGTATGCTTTTAACTGGTGATATAACTTGTTCTGCAGCAGACTTTAATCCTTCAAATTTCTTTTCTAAATTATCTTCAGCAAGTCCTCTTTTTTCTTGTTCTGCTTTTCTTCTATCAAAAGCAGCAGTATTATCAAGTGCTTTTTTTCTACCTGCTAATATTGCTGCAATAGAAGCTACTGATACAGAAATCTTTGTGATACTATCTTCTACATTTGATGTTGAACTTCCTGGTAGTTTAGCACCGATATTTTCTCCACTAATTCTTGTGCTTTGACTCTTTGATATATTTTTAAGACTTGTAATTTTTCTAGAATTATTATTAGCAATCTTTTCTATGTTAGCAACCGATGCAACAAGTTGTCTTACACTACCAATAAGACTTATATTTGTTTTTTGTACATTGATAATATTTTTAGAAAAATCAACAAAACTTCCCTTCTTAAAACTTTCCGCAGAGAGTAAAGTTTTTTTGAGTTGTGAATCTAGATTTTTTAAATCGTTAGAATCGGGCATTGCTCATCTGTTGTTTTTGTTTTAACTCTTCCTCTTCAAGATGCTGCTGAAGTAGTCCAACATAAACATCTCTTTCCCAGGGAATCATATTTTCAATTTCCCATAATGAATATTTATGATACTGCATCAAAGAAAAGTTCAGACGAAAATAATTCTCAAGGTCCATATGGACCATTCCTATGCGAAAAAACTTGCTAACCCTTCTAAAACAACTTCACTTTCAACTTCTGTTTTTGGATTTTTAACTTTGATGGTATGGGAGAGTTTAGGCATTGTCTCAAAGAACTTTTCAATGTCTTTGAATTGAGAAGAATTCATTGAATCTAAAAATTCAGTAACTTCTTTTTTTGTTACATCAGAAGTAACCCAAACTTCATCTGCAGTGTAAATCTTATCAATGCAAGATGCAATAAGATCAAAAGATTGATCCATAGCATTTCCACCCTCAAAATCAAAATTATTCTTAATGAATTGATCCAGTGATGGATACTTCATTTCCATCATAACTGAATTATCAATCTTAATTTTTTTCTCGTGAGTTTCGTTTTTCTGAACCTTAATATCATCAAGAACTATTTTTACAGGAACTTGAGTTTCACCATCATCAGGGCAAATAATATTAACTTCTAGTTCTTCTCCAACAGACTTACCACGAATGTTAAGGAACAAGAATTCAATATCAAAAGTAGGAAGTGTTTCTACTTTAATATTCTTGGTTATGATACAGTTTTTAATTACTGTTTTTATTGCGGTGGTAATTTGCTTTGTGTCTTCACTCTCAAGAGCAATGACTAAAAGTTTTTCTTCTCTAACTAGAAATGGTCTGTATTGAATAGTCTCTTTAGTTGAGGGCAATTCAAGTTGATATGTTGGTGTAGCAATTTTTGGTAAAGGCATAATATCCTATAATGATTTCAGTATGATTATTTATTAGGTCTTTAGAAGAGGTTTAAGTTTGCTGCGGTTGCAAAATCAATTTGTGAAGCACCAGCACTATTAAAAGGAACACCACCAGGAGTGATATTTCCAGTAACACTACTTAAATCTATATTAGAATTGAATGCTTGAGTATTAATTTGTGCAAGTTGCTGTGGTGTTGCAGTAAAATTCGGGGTAGAAGGATCTCCAGTAGATTTTGTAGTAGATTGTGGTTCTGCTTTATTAGATCCCTGTATTAAAACATATCTAATATAACTCATAGAAACTGTACACTTAAGTAAAGAAGAAGCATCGTATGAAACCGGCATTGAATTGATACTAATTGGGAAAGATCTTATAAACTTATATTCTAATGTTTGTGTGTAGTCTCTTTCAAATTTTGTAACAGTTAATCCATCTGCTGTGTATCCATTTTTTCCCTCAGGATACCTAACTCTATAAAAATATTCCCTATCTTCCGATCCAGCATTTTTATCTGTTTGTTTTCCTCTACTTTCGTTTACAATATACTTCATCCAAGTTTCAAAATATCTAATTGGAAGATAGTTATCAGCATCAACATAAAATGTTAAATCAATACGATCATCATAAACTCTCCTATATGCATGTCTTTCTGTTACACCATGAAAATTATCATTAATCTCAAAGGTTGCTAAATTAGATCCAGGAAGAGTTGCTTCTGAACACATTAAATTTAACTTTCCCTGATTTAAAATAACACCATTATATTTTAAAAATTCATCAAATCCACCAGCTGGTGGTTTTGGAATTGTAACAGCAAAATGAGAGGTAAGTGCAGGACGAAGTAAGTTAAGTTTAATATCTGCTATTTTTTTGGGAGTGGGAGTAACACTAGCCATTTATAAATACTTTTTGATCTTTATATATTATGTAGTAGAGATAATGGGAGAAAGTTTAAAGAGTAGATATAAACCATCATACCCCCAAAAATATATTGGGGACTCAAATAATATTGTTTGTAGAAGTAGTTGGGAAAGGAAATTCTGTTATTGGTGCGATCTAAATGAAAATATAATTGCGTGGGGTTCAGAAGAAATTCGTATCAAATATTACGATCCAGTAAAGAAAAAAGTAAGAACTTACTTTCCAGATTTTATTATCAAAGTAAAAGAGCAATCTGGAGAGATTAAAAAATATATTATCGAAATCAAACCACAAAAACAAACAGTGGAACCAAAACCTAGAGCAAGAACAACTAAATCATATCTCTATGAGGTTTATACATATGTAACCAATCAAGCAAAGTGGCAAGCAGCAGAAGAATTTTGCAAAGATAATATGATTGGGTTTCGTATTATCACGGAAAATGATTTAGGTATCAAATAATGGCAGAAGGTTTCGGACAATATGTTGGTGTTCCTCCAAGAATGAGAGAGTTAAAAAGAAGAATTGATGAAGAAGGAGCACGAGATCCAGAAGACTTAATGTTGATTATTACAGATGTATTAAAGGAAGAAGTATTGTATCCAGAACCAGGAAAGTTTTATACCTTCATTTATAATTCAAAGACACCAAACATTGAATATGACCAACACCCTTTAATTGCTTGCACCTCATTAGAGAGATGGGGATTTAAAGCAATCAATTTTCATTGGAGACAAGGAAGACAATATACCTGGGAAGAGGTTGCAGGGAAACTTCATGTTGTAAGATATGAAGAACTTGATGAGTTAATATCTATAAATTATGCAAAGTTCCGTCTAAATAAATAAAAACCTTATGTCTATGTTTAGAAGAAAGCCGACATATACTTTAAGCACCTTCACTAGTGTGGAGGTGTTTTGATGTCTCAACACCAAATAACAGTAGAAAGACCTTGGGCAAATATTCCAACAAAACAACTTATCAATACAGAAACAGGTCAAACAGAAGTTTTTGTAAGAAATCCTCCATTTTCGGACATTAAAGTAGCGCAATCTGGAGCAAATAATCAGTGGGAAATAACAGATAAAAATGCATTATTAACAAATTATAAAAATTATAATAGTAAAAACTCTACTAATATAACAGAACAGGAGTTAAATAAGAAGTTTTTTACTGATGGAACAAAACAATTTAATAATGATAGAGCAGCAGTAATAAATAAAAACTCACCAGAAAATACTAAAACTTTTTTAGCAACAAAACAAAACCCAGTTCCAGGAACAATAGATCCAAAAACAGGAATAAAAGCAGGACAAACTTCACCAACTACTGCAAATCAAGCAACTAATCCTGGTACTGGTGCTGTTCCAGCAGACCCAGCTGCATTAAATACTGCACTAAAAAGTAGTGGCAACACAAGAAATCAGTTTCCAACTTTAAAGTATCCTGAAAAATTGGATGCAGGAAAGCAAGATGTGATTCAATTTAGTATGTTAAAATACTCTCCAAAAGCATTTGATTTGACTAAAATTAATATAAGTGGTTTTGGGGAAAGAAAACAAGATAGAAAGGCAATAGGAGTTGTTACACTACCCATTCCCAATGGTATAATTGATTCAAACGCAGTGACTTGGGGAGGTGATAGTATGAATGCCGGTGAAGCAGTCCTGGCAAATGTAGCACTAACTACTATTAAACAAGGATTTTCTGCAGGAGCAGGAGTAATAGCAAATGCTGCTCCTGCAGCAGGAACAAATGACGTTAAAACCGGTTTCGCGGAGGCATTTGCGGCTGCAGCAATCGGTGGGGAAGGAGCAAAACTTTTATCAAGAACAGAAGGTGCAATTTTAAATCCAAATCTGGAATTATTATTTGAGGCACCTACATTAAGACCCTTTACTTTTACTTTTAAATTAGCATCAAGAAGTGAAGAAGAATCTAAAATAATTCGTTCAATTATTAGGTTTTTTAAACAAGGATCGGCTGCTCAAAAATCAGAATCAAATTTATTTCTAAAATCACCTCACACATTTCAGATTGAATATCTTCATAAAGGTAAATCACATACTTACTTAAATAAATTTAAAGAGTGTGCATTACAATCCTTTGGTGTAAGTTATACTCCCGAAGGACAATATGCAACGTTTAATGATGGTGCGATGGTTTCTTATCAGATTACGATGCAATTTCAAGAACTTGAACCAATCTTCAATGAAGATTATACGTCTCTTGACCAAAACAAAGACACAGATATAGGTTACTAAAATGTCTTCATATTTCCAAAGAGTTCCAGATTTCAATTATGTTAGCAGACTTCCTGATTCTAAAATAGGAGATTATGTTCGTGTAAAGAATTTATTTAAGAAAGGAAAACTGAGAGAAGATATCTTTCAGAATGTTGCCTTCTTTGAGAAGTATAAAATCGTTGGAGATGATCGTCCCGATAATGTTGCATTTGAAGTTTATGATGACTCCTCATTAGATTGGGTTATTCTTCTATCAAATAACATTCTTAATATTCAATCAGAATGGCCATTACCTCAAACAGATTTTGATAGGTTTGTATTAGATAAGTATGGTGATTATAATACTCTTTACAATGGTATTCATCACTATGAAACTATAGAAGTTAAAAACACTCAAGGAGTTACAATTGTTCCTGCAGGACTTCAGGTGGACTCCTCTTATTCTGTAAGTTATTATGATTTCTTTACAGACCTACAAGTTACTACAGGAAATCTTGCAACTCCAATTACAAATTATGAATATGAAGAAAAAGTAGACAATGATAAGAGAAATATTTTCATACTTAAATCCAGATACTTAAACATTGTTTTTGATGATATGGAAGAAATTATGCAATACAAAAAAGGATCCACTCAGTTTGTGAGCGAATCCTTGAAGACAGGAGATAATATCAAACTCTATAGTTGATTACTCTGCCAGTTTTTGGAAATATGAGAGTGCATCATCTTCATCTTCATCAGCAGCAGTGACTGTAGGAAGTGTAGGAGATTTGGAACGAGCATAAGACTGTTCAAGTTCTTCTAGAACTTTAGTCTCACGATTGACTGGTTGATTGTAAGATTCGTACTTATCTTCTTGCTCAACCACAGCACGAGATTGTGTAGGAGAAGAAGTATGACTCAAACCAAGAACCATATTCATCCGACGCTCAAGATCCTCATAGGACTTAAACTGATCCGGTGCAGTGATTGCAGTTAGAGAATACTCTTTCTTCCAGATTGCTTCCATAGCATCATCGTCATCCAACAAGGGACTTACACGATCAAACTCTGACTTATCATAGTTCCAATAACCATCTTTCTTTACAATCTTAATCTTAAAGTTAGCACCTTGCCAAAAATCAAATGGATTGATTGGTGTTTCATCTTCAAATTCTGGTTGCATAGCATTCAGGATTTTATCAAAGATTTTCTTACCATACTTGAACAAGAAGACTTTACCTTCGTTGGAAGGATTTGTAGGATCTTTTACTACATAGATGTTGCTGAAGTAAGAGAGTTTGCGTTTTTGTTTACGAACAGTGTCCTTATCTTTCTCATTACCACTATTCCAGAGTTCACGATTATGTTCTGAAACAGGATCTTTCTGACCTACAGTAGTCAGACTATTCTCAATATACCATCCACCATTTCCTTGAAATGCATGAGTGTATAGTTTTACCCAGGGAACTTCTTCACCATCAAGGGCAGGAAGAAAACGGATTACTGCAGAACCCACACCTGTTTTATCCATCTCTGGTTTCCAGAGACGTTCATCGGCACCACTGGAAGTAGTGCTCATTTTCTCTACTTGCTTCACTAGTTTTTCAGTGAGTGAACCAAGAGAAGATTGCTTTTTTAGATTTGCGAAATTAGACATTTATACCTCGTATTTGTAGGATTTGGCTTTTGTGTACTTCTTTATTCTACAGGTCGGAACCTATTTTGTCAATTTGTTGTTTCATCACCTCAAGCATTTTTGTCATATTATTAAAGATAACATTGATATCAACATGAGCAGGAAGACCCATCAGTTGAGTAGAGTCAGAAATTTTTTGTTTCATCTCTTTTGCTTCTGGATCATCAGACAAACTCAAACGTGTGTAAAGAATTTGTTGTTTATTCAAAAGTCTTTCCATAAGAATGACATGCTCAATTTTATCTTTCTTTGTCATAGAAGGAAATAGGAATACACTTCCATAAATTTCTTCTTGCATCTCTGAGATTTCAACCATTTCTGCACGGACAAATTCAGAATTAAAAAAACTCATTGCTCTCCTAGAATAATTTCTTTCAAAATTTTACGAAAATGAAATACATCAATATTTATGAATGGACTATATTTTTTAATTCTGCGACTGACGGTTTCCCAAACAGGGTCCTTTAATTTTTTATCAAACTTGTTCCCGAACAGGAATATTCTATCATATATCACTAGTGTTTCTAGACTAATATTCCCGCTCAGGAACTTCCTTAAAACGACTGGATGTCCCTTTTTGCAGGTAAATACATCCTCAAATTTGTGCTCTCCAAAGAGATATTCAGATTCTTCCTTAAAAAGATATGATAGTGATTGAATTTTTTTTTGCCAACTCTTATACCTTCCTTCTCCTTCTTTGATTATATCACCAATCCAAAGAGTTTCTGGGTCAGAGCAGGATGCAAAGTTTGCTACAAAGAAATCTATAACTTCTTGATCTGTTTTCTGTCTTGATACTTTTTCAAACCACATCCTATCCTTTCGTTTGTAGAAAGATTGTATCGTTGCTCTTGATTTACCACAATACTTATGATAGTCATAAGTGTCTTTAGTAAAGTGATTCTTCAGAGCAAGATATTGGCAATAGGATTCAAAGGGCATCATTCAAAAGAGTAATATAAGTAATTTTTTGGGGGGAAATTTTTCTCCCCAAAATGAAATTAAAAGACTAATTTAGCACGGGAAGTTTTCTTAAGAAAATTAAGTTCCGTTGCTTCGCACTTAATCTTTTCTTTTAATGGTTTTGAAATAAGTTTAGAAACTGATTCTAAATCAATACTATTTTTTTCACAAAAATGAACGATAGCATCAATATAATTCATTTCAACATTAATTTGTACAAGAGTTTCAATCTCCTGAGCAAACTTAGTTGGACAAAGGAATTTGCTTTCAAGTACCTTTTCTAGTTCATTCTCCATTCGTTGCCCCAGTATTGTGATGTACAAATTCTTTGATGTAACGAACTAATAACCTAATATAATCCCCTTTGTTTCTTTTGTCAAATACCTTCACTTCTCCACCAGGTGTGACCATAATGGTAATTAATTTAACAGGAACAATCTCAGTTAATTCATAGTATGCAGCAGCATAGAATGTTTCCTGAACGAAGTAGTTTTCAAGCCACTCTTCTGGCTTAATCTTTTCGGAAGTCTTAAAGTCTATAACGGCAAGTTCTCCATCATATTCT